TCAATATTTGTTTATCGCTTTGGGGACATTTGGGGACACTGACAATATTTCTATCGTTTTATCTTGTTCACGGGTCTTCTCTTCCTTGAGCATATGAGCGTAAACTTTTTGAGTAATGCTTGTATTTGCATGACCAAGTCTAGCCGAAACGTAGTTAATTGAAACACCTTTATAAAGCAAATAAGAGGCGTGTGAGTGTCTAAGCCCATGAATAGTTATTGGTTGTAAATCTAACTTGCTTATTAGTGAATCGAGGCGATTTCTTACTGTTTGGCGTCTGCAATTAAAAATAAATTCTGTACTATTGTTTTTTTCATTGCTGATTATATTAGCTAGCTCATTAGTTATTTTTATATCACGCACAGAATTTTTATTTTTAGGCTTGCCAACGATATTCCCAGAACGTGATTTATTAACATGAATGTTGTTAAAGGGAATAGAGACGTCCTTGTACTGCAAGGCTAGCACTTCTCCAATTCGCATTCCTGTTTCTAATGCTACAAGGATCGCAAGGCTAGCTTTATCTAATTTAGAGTGATATAAATAATCCTGTAATTTTTCAAATTCTGTAACTGATAAAGCGTTAGTTTTTTTGCTACGTTCTATACCATGTGGTTTAAGCCGTGTGAAGATATCATCTAAAATATATTTGTCGTAAAGAGCATCTTTTAGGCAAGCTTTAATTCTAGACACAATCAAAGTCATAGTGCCTTTAGAAAGTGTTTTACCGATGGTATCAAGTCTAGATTGTAGAAGGGAATACGTTAAGTTTTCAAGGGTAATCCCATCAAACGATTCTTTTATGTGTCTTAATGTTGAAATATAAGTATTATAAGTTGACGGTCTTATATCGTTTTTCTTGTAAGTCTCCATCCACATTTTGAAGTAATCGGCAAATGTCATACTAGAAGCTATTATGCTTCTGTTTTGAAGCTTATCAGCTTCCATCATAATTGCCCAATCCTTAGCTTTTTTCTTTGTATCAAATGTTTTAGATACCTTACGTCGTACGCCACTCTGCATGACGGATACGACAACTCTAGTTCTTTTACCTCTTTTTTCAAATGATGCCATAATGGCGAACCTCCGTTCTCTTTTCGGAAGTAGCCCTCAATGCTAAAATAGACAATATAAAAGAGGACTACTTAATGTAGTTTTTTAGGGTTAGGTCACATCCCAAACTTTGGTCGGTGGGGGATGTGGCTTTTTTATTTTGTGGTTATTACATATATTGTAGTAACCACTATTCCCACATACAGAGTCGGACTGTATCTAGTCACCGGAGTGGAAAGGAGATATCATCTAAGCTGAGGGCTATCAAGTATGATTAAAAATAAGCCAATGCAGATAAAGATAATCCCCCAAAACATCTGTGTAAACATACTACGATCACCAAAAAAGAAACGTAAGACATTTAAAGTTCGACCAAGAGGTATTATTAATGCTCCAATAAAAAATATAATTATTCCAATGATAGTCATAATACTCGTTTCCATAAACTATTCGCTCCTTTGTAAATAAAGTATTAATGTAACGCGGTATAGAATGTAAAAAATCCTAAGAAAATACCAGGGATGTTAGCTGCAATGATCGGCCAATCACGTTCTAACATCTTACTTGGCGGTTAGGGGATGTGGCTTTTTTATTTGGTGTTAGCAGCATCTTCGGAACGTTGCCAGTCTCCTTCGGTAACGTTGTCTGGAGCACCGTACATCATGCCACCTTTAGCATGAGCTGCCTTATTCTCATCACTATTTGGATCGTCCATTGCCGATTGAGTAGGGCTGTCTGTTCCGTTATCTTGATCTTGTCCTTTTACCCAGTCGTCTTCATTTCCATATACATTACTGCCTGGTGCATGGTCTTGACCAGGCATTACTTTATTACCCTTAGGGTCGTAACCCTGTTCTCTGTTTTTTTCTCCTTGAGTTTTTTGTTGTGTTGCACCCATATTTTTATTTTTATTACTAACTTTTTCATTAGTGCTACCCTGAGACTGTGAATTAGAATCACTTGAATTTTCATCTTTTTGAGACAACTGATCACTAGTTTCATTTGCATAAGCCTTTTTTAATTCTTCAACTAAATCATTAGTAAAATGTTTTGAACTAAGTTCATTGTACTTGATAATGAAGTTGTCTTTACTCATATCTACATCGGTATCAGCTTCATCATGATTACCAATTTGAACTTTAACATCTTCTTTTGATACAGGGACTATTAATTCTCCACCCAGTAAATTAATAGATTTTCCAGGTTCTATCTTGTCTTCGCTGGATCTATCAGATTCAGTGCCCCAAGCATTGTAATTAGCTATCGCTTGGTTATAAGCATCATCGTCGTCATCATCAACTGAATTGTAATTGGCTTGGTCTGCACTTAGAATATAAACGTCTTCACTTGATATAGACTGCTCACTGTTTCCGTTCTTTTGGAAGTATGTATGAGTAGCTTCATCAATAGCATCTGCAGTCAGTTGTTTTTTAGAGGTATTAGTGAATTTCCATTCTACGGCAAATGCCGGTTTACCTTTATAAGAAAGTTGTTTAAATCCTAAAATTTCCATAGTTCCTTTATCAGGATTGACAATCTTATTTTTTTTAGCATAAACTTGCTGATCGTCATTACTTGTATTATCGTCACCAGAATCAATCTTTTTTGATATGCTTTCAACTGATGAAGAGTCTTTATCTGCTTTGTTATTATTTCCACAAGCCACAAGCGCTAATGAAGAAATGGCGATAACACCAAGTGTTAACACTTTTTTCATTCTGATTACCTCCAAAAATATGTACAGCTTTTAACGTCAATCAGTATTTGGACGTAAGACTAATTAAATACCTATTTTTTCCTCAAATACATTATCTATCACATATCCTGCTTTGGATGGAATTCCAAAAGCGTCCATAAATTCAGTTGAATTATAAAAAGTTAGACCATTTAAATCACAATATTCTAAAAGTATTTTTGTTGCACGTTTGTTAGCTTTATATTCCTCTTTGCTATATACAGAATTGGCAGAAAAATTGTTAGAGCCTTTATCTCCATTCAAGGCATGGCTTATTTCATGTGCAAACTGAAAGGGAACTTCTTCTTCATTTATGTAATTTGTGTTGATGTATACAGTATTATTTAACTCCATGTAAAAAGATACTTCATCTGGTTTGTATGAAGTTCTGTCTAATTGATAACCAATGCCATGGTCATAAGCATAATTGCAAAGATAAGTCATCAAGTTATTCATACGCTATTCATTTTTATCTTGAGCATCTAGATAAGCTCTGATAATTCCTTTCATTGTTTCTCTTTGTGCATCACTAATTGGTTTCCCTTGATACATACGTACTGAATTAAGTGCTTCTTCAACTTCCATGTCACGAGTATCATTCACAGGTTCTTCTTTTTCAGTTTTACCTAATAAATAGTCTACAGAAACATCTAAGACATCAGCGACAGCCTGTAAAGAGGCTGTACTAGGTGTTTTTGTATTCCACCTATAAATACTATTAATTCCAATTCCAGCCTTTTCAGCCACTTTTTGAAGTGACCATCCACGCTCTTTTGAAATTTTTTTAATGCGTTCTATCGTTGTCATATCGGTAATCGCTCCCTAATATGACGAATTTATTATCACAAATGATAGAAAATGTGTTGACTTTTTATCACTTATGGTTGATAATAAATTCATCAAGTAATTAAGCAACAAAAAACAGACCTATCAAAACAATAACTTTGGCGAGGAATTGTAGTAGTAGTAGGTTTTTGATTGCTTATTTAATATGGATTAATTTTATCACGAATGATTGAATTGTCAATAACTACTTGATAAATCACTTGAAAAAATAAGGGGGGCGTTTTTATTGATAGGAACAGAGCCAGGTCGTGAAGCTGTCAAAAAATATATGAAAGAAAACCACATTACTTATCGCATGGCGGGAGTACTATTCGGTTCGACCGCATCGTGGATTCAACAAGTACTTAGTGGCAAAGCTAAAGGACCAGAAGCAACAAAATTAATTATTAGCATGATTAATGAATTTGGAATTTAAAAGGAGTGAACATATATGAATGAATTACAAAACTTCAACTTTGAAGGAAACGAAGTACGAACTGTACTAATTAATGACGAACCATATTTTGTTGGCAAAGATGTAGCGACTGCTATTGGTTATCAAAATACGAGAAAAGCAATTAAAGATCATGTTAAGACGAAGTATATGAGGGAGGAACGAATCGTTACCCCCTCTGGGACTCAAACTATGACAGTGATTAGTGAACCAGGAATTTATCAATTGGCGGGTCAAAGTAAACTTCCCACAGCAGAGCCATTTCAAGATTGGATTTATGAAGAAGTTCTGCCATCAATCCGAAAGCATGGTGCTTATATGACAGATGAAAAGATTGAAGAGGCTTTGCTGAATCCTGACACGATTATTAGTCTGGCAACTCAACTAAAGAACGAACGTGAAAAAGTAGAAGTTGAACGTAACGGTAGATTAATTGCTGAACAACGAGTTGAAGAGCTTCAGCCTAAAGCAGATTACTACGATCAAATATTATCGAATAAGGGAGTGGTAACGGTAACCTCGATTGCTAAAAATTATGGTATGACAGCTCCAGAATTAAATAAGTTATTGAATCGGTTAGGTGTTCAGTACAGCCAGTCTGGAAGCTGGTACCTGTATAAGAAATATCAAAAAAACGGTTATACGCATACTATCCCAGTTCCTTATTCACACAGAGACGGAAGACCAGATATTAAACCTCAAACTAAATGGACACAAAAGGGCCACATATTTATTTATCAACTATTAAAGGAACATGGAATACTACCAATGATTGAAATGAAAGATGAGTCAGCGGTGTAGTTAAGTCGATAATTTGATGAATAAATAACAGAAAAGGAGAACTAAATGAATATTCAAGAAGCAGTAAAGCAATCGCTTAAAACGGGCAAGCAGTTTTACCGTAAGAGTGAAGGGGATCAACTAACATTTGAAGTTTCTAAATCAAATCGATGCATAGATATATATAGAAATGGAGAAAAAATTTATAGTTGGTGGAATCCAAGAGATAACGATTTGATGGCAAATGATTGGAAAATAAAAGAGTAGTTCCTAATGGAACCGCCCTTGATATTACTTAGTAGGAACTTTTGTTGAGATTAAAATATCAGTCAACAAATCACTACCAAATTGTAGTTCGATAAATCCTGAACCTTCAAGCGAAAGTAGAGATTGTGCAAAATCCATATCGCTTAGAGTAGAAGCTTTGCGAACTTTTGAAGGGTCTATATTGGTCGGACGACTATCGTCAGCAAGTTCAATTATCGTATTTAACAATTTTTCATTTGAATTCACTTGTATCACCACCCTTTAACTAAATTATATGCATGAAAGAAGAGAACAAAAGTGAAAATACAAAGTTGGTTAGAAGACCATGAACGTGGATTAATAGCACTTAGTGGATTTTTATTAGGTGCACTAGGTGGAATATGTGGAGCAATTCTCGTTATCTGGTTACTTAATTAGTAAATCATTAATTAACCACCTTTTATTGAGCTAACTAAATTATACACAAGAAATAGGGAAAATAATATGAACAAATTAGTAATTATGAAAGACCAACAAGCAGTAACGACTAGCTTACAAGTAGCAGACGGACAAACAACGTTAGGAGCGTAGATATGGCAGTAAACGAAAACAGATTATCTGATGACAAGTATCCAATGCTAATGGACAAAAAAACAGTAGCAGAATATTTAGGAGTTTCTAAAAGTTCAGTTGATGTTTTTCTTTTAAACGACAACTTGAGTGCAGCAGCTTTTGAACCTAGCAAGCTTAAGCGAAACTTTTTTATCAAAACGAAAGTTAATAAATGGCTGGAGGAATTGTAATGGTTGTATCAGTAAGTTTAGGGCAATTAGCGTTTTATCTAATCTCAGTAGTAGTGGCTGGATTAATTGGTCACTCAATTAAAAGAGGTGAGAAGTAATGAAGCTGGTAAAGATTACAGAAGATTTGTATTTGAAATCATATTTTATTGAATCCGTTGAAGCTGATGGTGAAGAATCAACACTCATAACAATGGTAAGTGGAGAAGTATTTAGTCCAAACATTCCTATTAAAAAAGTACTCGACGCTATTTGTGGTAGCGAGGAGCACTTAGTAAATGATGCTAGTATGAATATTCTTAAAGCAGAGAGTATTAATTCTGGTCATTTGAATCAACAAAAATACCCATCTCGGTAAATACATTAAAAAGGGTGATTAATGTTTGCTTCGTAGTGATCTTGTTAATGTATTGAAGAGAATTAGCAAGGGCATTGATCTGTTCTTGGTTCAATTGGGTATCAGATGAATTTTGGATATTGGAAGCAACATATTTCATTTCTGCTTTAATAGATTCTTCAGTCCAAACAGCATCCATATGTTTATCAATTAGTTTCATTATCTGTTCATTGGAAAGTTGCATAATAATTTCACCTCCTTTCATATCGATTATACAAGAAAGAAGGTGTTCAGAATTAAGAATTTAAAATAAAAAGCCCGCTACGGCAATAGCGGACTTCGAAAACAAATAACATCAAAGGAAGTATAACACAAATGAATCAACAACAGTTCGAACAATATGAACGTGAATACGAACAAGAACGAGAACGCAAGGAAATTGAAGCCTTATTTGGAAAGGAGAACGCAAGTGAATAATATTGATGAATTTGAAGTGGAACGCACTAAGTTAGATCGGAAGTTACGTGGACTTAAGAATAAGAAAGCAGAAATCATTTTATCCATTGAAGAAGTTCAAGACGAGATTAATAAAATTAGTCAGAAAGAACTTCAAATGTTCGATGGGAGAGAGTTCCAAACAGAATCATTCAAGTATGTACGAACAGCTAGTAATCCTAGCAAGCCTAGTTGGTGGCAAGTAGTTAAGACTGACAATGCTAAGCCAAAAGAAGTAGTTCAAGTATTAGCTGATATCGATGTGAACTTGATTAAGCGTGAACCAGATGTTTCGGCGATTAAGCGTTACGTTGCAGAAGGTCGTTTCATTGTTCGTGAAGGTGGTCAGTTAATCGACACTGAAACAGGAATGGTACTACCTTATAGAGCTAAACGTAAGGCAGACAAGTTAACAGTTAAGGCGGTGGAAGCATGAGTGAAAAAACGTTGTATCAAAAGCTTCAAAATATCCACAAAAAAGTACCATACATTCAAAAATCCCAACAAGCTTCACAGTATTCGTACGCTGGGTCGTCAGATGTCTTAGGTACAATTCATGGTTTGATGGATGAAGAAAAGTTAATTTTAATACCGCAAATTACTAATAAAAACACCGAAACAAGCCAGAATCGAAAAGGATCTACCGTAATATTTACCGAATTAATGATGACTATGACGTGGGTTAATTCAGATAATCCAGATGAAAAATTAGAGTGTCAGTGGTACGCACAAGGAATTGATACAGCTGGAGAAAAAGGTGTTGGGAAAGCACTCACTTATGGTGAGAAATATTTTTTATTAAAATTCTTCAATGTAGCCACAGACGATTTAGATCCAGACGCATTTCAAGAAAATGTTAAAGCTCAAAAGGCACCCGAATTGATAAATGATGAACAAAAAAAGACTTTAAAAGAATTATTTAACAGTATGGCAAGTGTTACCAAAACACCGATTGAAAAAGTTTCTAAGGCTTATCTTAAAAAAGTTAATTCAGATTCCATTGAAAAATTACAGGAAGATACTGCAATCGGATTAATCGAATTGGTAACTAACCAACTTAATAAACAGACAGAGAAAGCGGGTAAGTAATTATGCGACAGATAACTATATCTGGAAATATTGGCAATGATGTACAAGTTAACTCAACTCAAAGTGGAAACAAAGTGGCTAACTTTAATGTGGCTGTACGACAGAATCGACCTGATAATAACGGAGAATATGGTACTGACTGGTTTAGATGCTCAGTATGGGGAACGAGAGCTATTACAGTAGAAAAATTCTACAAAAAGGGTAGCCATGTAGTAGTAACTGGAAGTTTGTCAATTAATGAATATAACGGTAAAACACAGCTTCAAATTGACGTATCAGACTTCGACTTACCAGATAACCGCAATACAAATAATGCTAATTCAACAAAGAGGAATAGCAATAATTCATTTAACAATGGTGGACAATCAATCGATATTTCAGATGATCAGCTCCCCTTCTAAGGTGATGTAAATGCAGAGAGCAAGAGCGGAACAACGAGGCAGAGATTTGGTGATTCATCTCGATAGACCACTGAATCAAGATCACTTGGAAACTGTTAGCGGTGGGCAAGGCGAGTTCTACGTTGATTTTGAAGTGGCAGATCCAAGAAAAGCAAGTGTACAGCAACGAAGATTATTCTTTGCATTGCTCCATGACATTGAAACTTACTTCGTAGTGCCGAGTGAATTTTTAAAATCAATGTTCTATACCCAGTACGAGTTTTATACCGCAGGTAAGTCTATCAGCTTATCAGACGCCACAGAATCGTCTGTTAGCGATGCTAACACGTTACTAGACCTAGTTATCGATTTTATGTTCGAATGGCGTGTGCCGTTTAAAAAAGGCTATGAGTTGTTACCGAAAGAAGAGCAGTACTTTATCTACCAATGTTGTAGACATCGTGTCTGTATCGTTTGTGGGGAACACGCTGACATTCATCACGTCGACGTGGTTGGACGGACAAATCGGAACAAGATTGACCACTCACAACGGCATGTAATGGCACTGTGTAGAGCACATCACAGTGAGATTGAGAGCATTGGATCAGCTAAGTTTGCCGCTAAGTATCACGTACCAGTTACTGGTATTAAGTTAAAAATTGAAGATTTACAAAAGTTAGGAATAAGAGGGAACTATGGAGGTGATTAATTGGCACAAAGAAGAATGTTCAGTAAGAAAATAACAGATACGGATATATTTTTGGATATGCCACTATCATCGCAAGCGCTGTACTTCCATTTAAATATGCACGCTGATGACGATGGCTTTGTATCGAATGCCAAAACAGTTAAGAGAATGATTGGGTCTAGTGATGACGATTTAAAACTACTTTTAACTAAGAATTTTATATTTGCCTTTGAATCTGGTGTGGTGGTAATTAAGGATTGGAAAATTCACAATTATATCCGCAAAGATACCTACAATACAACAATTTACGGCGATGAAAAAGAGCAATTATCTCAAGATGAAAATGGTTCGTATACGCTAAGTCCACGTGCCGTCGACGAACCGTCACCACAGGTTAGGTTAGGTAAGGTTAGGTTAGGTAAGGATAATAATATATATAGTTCATCTAACGATGAACCGCATATCGACTTGAAAACATTTAAAGAGATTATTAGCTACCTGAACGAAAAAGCAGGAACTAAGTACCGAGCTAGTGGATCTAAAACACAACGATTAATTAAAGCAAGATTTAATGATGGCTTTAATGATGAAGATTTCAAGAAAGTAATCAATATTAAAGTAGCTGAATGGAGTGGTACAGATATGGCTAAATATTTGAGACCAGAAACTCTGTTTGGTACTAAATTTGAAAGCTACTTAAACCAAGAAGTTAAGAAAAGCAAAACAAATAAAGGCGGTGATTCATATGGAGGACTTGAGTTTTAATCTTTTAAATCAAGCTAATTTAACTGATGAATATTGTAAAATCCACCCTGATCAGAAACTAGTAAGAGTAGGTAATGAACACAATTCCTTTTGTACATTATGTGTTAAAGAACAACGGGAAAAGCATTTAAACGACTTAGTACTCAAGGGGGTACTTAGCAACTACCATCGGGGATTTAGGGACGTTTTGAGAAAAGATTCAATCATAGACGATGAAGACCTATGGGAAGCAAGTTTTGGTAACTACGAGGTCAATAGCGGTACAGAAGCAGAAACTAATCTAAAAAAAGCACGACAGATTGCAGGCAAATACCTTAACCGTGATTATCAAGCTAATACCATTATTACTGGTAACCCTGGAGTTGGTAAGTCGCACTTAGCAATTTCGATGTTAAAAGGCGTTAATGAAAATATTAAACCTAACGCTTCATGCTTGTTTATTTCAGTCAATGAACTGTTGCGATTGATTAAAGATTCATTTAATCATCCTGATAGCTATTACACTGAATCCCGGATGGTGGACTTATTAGGTAAGGTTAGCTTGCTTGTGTTGGACGATTTGGGCAGTGAGGCCTCGTTTAAGCGTGATAACAGAGAAGCAAGTGAATATGTACAGCAAGTATTGTTTGGCGTCTTAAACAAACGCAATCGGACGATTATTACTACTAATCTCAATAGTGACGAATTATCTAAGATATATAATCCAAAATTGTTAAGCAGAATGTATAAGGGCGTTATGAAAAACGATGGAATTATTAAATTTAAAGAAACTCAAGATAAAAGGATGGCGATATTTTAATGTGTGAAATATGTGAAGGAACTGGAAGGGTTTATGTTGAAAGCCCAATTGGAGTGCAAGTTAATCCGTGCCCTAAATGTAATAAGGCTTACCGCAAGAGAAAAGGATACGAGTAATTGATTAAATTAACAATTCCAAGCGAACCAATAGCGCAAGGGCGTCCAAGGTTTGTTAGTCGAGGTAAGTTTGTAAGCACGTATGATCCACCTAAATCAAAAGCGTACAAGGAACTAGTAGCGCAATACGCTAGAGAACAGTACCACGGTAAGCTTTTAGAGGGTCAGTTGTATGTTGTGTTAAATGTATTTAGATCAGTGCAAAAGAGTATATCAAAAGCAGAACGTGCTAGGAGGCTATCAGGAGTTCATAGACCGACTGTAAAACCAGATATAGATAATTACTTTAAAGCAGTGACAGATGCTTGCACGGGGATTATATGGAGAGATGACGCCTTAATAACAGACGTTAAGATGGGAAAATTCTATTCAGAAGAACCACGAGTAGAAATTTATGTGGAGGAGCTATGAATTTTAAAAATTTAACTAGTGAAGAACTTATTGTAGCTAATTTTATTAACGAAACTTTTGAAGAGCACAATCAAAACATGATAAGTACTATTGTTTGGATCAATAACCACACTAACTACTTAGTCAACCAGCGTCCAGACGTACACAGAGCGATGAACAATTTAACAAACAAGCAGTTTAACCGTGTGATTGCAGAAATACTATTACCATTTTAGGAGGAATTTATGAAAAGACTTACAGAAATGACAACAGAGGATATTATCCGTGAATTGTACGGCAATGATTATACTTTGCAAGAATTAGATCGGATTAAAGAAGCACTTGAAGAACAGTATCAAGAATGGCGTAAACGCAATTTTAACTAGGGGGAACGAAAACAATGTACGTAATCAAAAACACAGCTAATGGAAGATATTACCGAAAGTTAGGAGTAGAAACACACCAATATGTGGGTATCGAAAACGCTACTCCTTTTAGCAAGTGGAAAAAGGCAAAACAAAAAGCAGATATTTTACACGCTGCGATTAGTCCAATTGGTGAACAAATTAATTTTGAGGTCAAACAACACAAGTTCTACGTACTGAAAAACAAACATGATAAAGGCTACATGAATCAAGTGTCATGGGATGCACCGAAAAAGGAAGCCAAAATATTTGCTACTGAAGAAGACGCTAAGCGTGAAGCAATTGATCTAGCTACCGTTATGGTAAGAGTTGGTGTTGAACTTAGTTTTAAAGTGGAGGAACTCTAAATGAATAATCAAGTAACCATTCTATCACCAGAACAAATGTCATTGAAAATTGAAAAGTACATGAAAGAGAATGCTGGTGAAATCAATGTGATGATTGATAAAAAAATCAAAGCATCCATCAACCGAGCTATCAAGGATGCATTCCAAACTACAGACAGATACGGTCGTCAAAATGGTATAGCAGAGGAATCGATTAAAAAAATTATTACCGCAGAAATTGAAAAGGCAACAAGTGCAATTGTGATTGATCAAGACGAACTGGTCGAACAGATTAACCGTAAGCTCCAGAAAAAACTTAGTAATGTTTCGGTAAAGGTGAATGTTTCACTGTAGGAGGAACTCTAATGCAGCGTCAATATATAATACAGAAAGCAGGTATAAACGATGTTTAGATTAATTGGCAATGTATCTAAGAAAGTATATTACGAAGCGAAAAATGCTTCTGATTTGAATAAGTGGCGATTAGATAACTTTACCAGAGGTTCTCAAGCAGATGGACATATGGTAAGCCAATATGATGCTCCAGAAGCCATGGTAATTGTGAAAGTGAAGACTATCAAGTCCAAAAAAGAATACTTGAATGATTTATTGGATGAAGGAAATTATGAAGAATATAGAAGAATAACTATGGAAAATTCTAGCTGTGATATTGAAGTGTATGGAAGTGGTAAAGATATACCAGAAATTATTAATCGTCGCAAAAAGATTGAGAAGCTATTCAGGCAGGGAGTCACAAATACCGCTGAGATTGCAGGTGAAGTGCGAGTTGCAAGAAGTACGGTGACCCATGACCTTAGGGAATTACGTAAAACTTATCCCGAACTAAGACAAAAAAGAGCTAGATCGTAAGATTACGTGTAATCAAGGAAAAATTAATGATTAGGTAGTGAAGCTTATAAAATTAATCTAGTGAGGTGGAATAAACGCTATGTCAAAAGTTAAGAAGAGAATTAGACCAACAAAAGAACAAGCCCAAGAACTTAATCGTCGGCTAGATGCCGTTGTGAAGGCAGGACATATTAGCAACTTGTACTGTGATTGTGAAGTTTGCCAAGCATTAGCAGAACAAGCGGAGTTGATGGGATATAGGACGAACTCAACTATCAAGCAGCCTGATGCGGTGTGGGATAAACGCAGGCGAGAGTATGAGAGACGGCATCAAATTGATGCAATCAAGGTGGCTAGCCTAGCAGGCCGAGGGTTAACAACTGCTGAGATATGTAAGAAAATGAATCATTGCAAAGCTTATATTACTAAGCTGGCTAAAGAGTTTAATATTAAAACACATGCAAAAAAGAGAGGTAGAAAATCGTGCCATTAATACCAGAACTGGACGAGAAAAAGACTATCAAGAATGTTAAATACTTTTTTGAAGTAGAGTTCCCAGCAATCCAGAATATGGCACATGTAGCTTATGTTGATATAAAATCGCCAGTAATTAGTGGTATGCCTTCAGTACATGGAGTAGACAATAGCAATGAAGAGAAGCTCACAGCACATGCTCAAGCTAAGGACTTACTAGCTAAGGTATTACAGTCATGCTCAGGACTAGATAGAGAACATCGACACGTGTTGGAACTACGCTACTTCAAAAAGCTAAGCTGGACAGCGATTGAAGATTTAACTGGTTACAATAACACGCATAATTGGGAACGATGCAATGAAGCTTTATTACAATTTTCGTGGGCATTTGCGGACGTTGAAGATTTAAGAGTATTCAAAGATAGCCAAAAAAACGAATAAAATCGGAATGAAATGCTAATAAGGTTCGCTTTATATTAGTATTATCGAAAGAATTGATAAATAGCCACAACATATAAAACTAATAAACGAAACTAATATCAGTCATTTCTTTCGGTTGGGTGAAATTTGGGTAGTTTCAAAAGAGACTAACGGTTTTAAGCTAACGATTCTTTTCGATAAAAAATAATAGGAAATCTTTGTGCTTAGTAAGGTTCGACTCCTTACAGTCTTATAACTGGTGTGTTTGACGTAGTTGGTAGCTGCGGAAAGGCAAACACAAAAGAAGTCTGGTGGAGATACATGAAAGGCCAGCATAAGTCCTACTCGGAAACCATCGGGGACAACTACCAGGTGAGATGTGGCGGAATAGGTAAAGCCACAGTGAGATTGATAATCTCTGCGGGGACCAACCTCACTGAGTTAGCAAAAATACCCAGTGGCTAGTTGTAGGGTGCAAATCCTTACCATCTCGTAGTTATAACATTAAAGTCACATAACTTAATTGTTGTGTGGCTTTTTATTTTGGAGGTGTAGACAATGCCGAGAGTTAGAAGATGTAGACAACTAGGATGCCATGCGATGGTCACTTTCCCTGACCACTATTGTCAGCAGCACTATGAGCATGAAGCTGAGTATTTGGCCAGTCGGCAACGTTGGGCACGCAGCAATGACAAACAATACACACACAAGTACAACACTGTTATACGTTATCGTAATGAGGACAAGCGTCAGCAATACAACTTCTATCGGACAAGGCAATGGTCACATCTAAGGCAACGAGTCTTGGAGCGTGACCATTACTTATGTGCTTACTGTAAAGTGCAAGGCACTATCATGCCTGCTAAGACAGTGGATCATATTGTGCCAATTGAGTTTGATGAAACATTGAAAGCTAGCGTTGATAACTTAGCTGTAATCTGTGGGAGTTGCCATCGTGCTAAGACGGACTGGGAACAATCATACTATGGCACAGGCCAAGGCAATGAGCTGCAAAGCGTAACACCAATCAATGATGTATCGTCAATCGTTGTGCTAATGAACAATTGATTTAAAGACGCCTGTCGTTCGATTTAAGCGACTTTAAATTTTTAAGTATAATTGGTCACAACGATAATTAAAACAAACCCCGCCCCCTTATACGACCAAGGAAGAGCACACACATAGCAGTTTTCTTGTGATAGAAACAATTTTTGAAAATTTTTAGGTAGGGGGGGTCACCAAATAATGAAAGGAGGCATATAAAATGAAAAAAGTGGATAAAGACGTTAACGGCGGGCAATTATCACGTACACCACCGGCTTACTTAGGCCGGCAGGCTAAGGTCGTTTGGCGTCGATTAGTTCCCTTTTTAGAAGACAATACCCCGGTTAAGCGCATTGATAGCGGGCTTGTAGAGCAATATGCTTCCCAATACGAGATTTATCGCAATGCGTATAAACATATTCAGGAAAACGGTGAAGTCCAAGAAATCTATAAAACGTTACAAGATCAGACCGGCAAAATAATTGGTCGAGACTTCGTGGGCTACAAACGTAATCCTATGACTCAAATTTACGACTCAGCGGTTAAAAATCTGACTAAACTAGGCGCTGAACTGGGATTGTCGCCAAAATCTCGTAGTGATTTAATCAAGTTAAACTTAGATGACCACAAAGACGAGCGAAGCGTCGCTGATCGTATGAAAGAATTTTTAGGAGGATAATAATGAAGGTTGATTTAACACAAACACATGATGTTATTGGAGCTTATCAAGCATTGGACTGCTCAGCGATTCGCCAACAATATACAGACGCAGGAACTCAGTACGCTTTAGATGTTTTAGATCAGAAGATAACTACTGGTTATTTGATCAAGTTAGCGGCTTTCCGCCATATTAGAGACTTGCAACGACAAGGTAGCGTTGAATTCCCATTTGCTTATTCGGTAAAGCGAGTGGATCAAGTGCTTAAATTTGCTTCCATTTGTCCGAACGTTGATACAGGCGAACCAACTAAACTAATGCCGTGGCAAAAGTTCATTATGGCGATGTTAATTGGCTGGCGTAATGATGACGGTGGTAAGCGTTTCTCACGGGCTATTGTTTCCGTTTCACGTGGCCAAGGTAAAACTTACCTTATGGCGATTATCACTGCATATAGTTTCCTAATTGAATCACTAGGACTATCTAACCAAGACTATTTAGTTTCATCCATTAATTACAAACAAACTAGCAAGATTCTGGGCTACATTAAATCAATGTTAGCCAAGATTGCAACAATTGAACCATTTAAAACACTAATGCAAGATAGTGGATTAGATACACGGACATTGTCATCTCAATCTGACCAAGTTGTGATGAGCAGTAACAACAACAAGCTGCGAGCAATCAGTCATGAAGCCGGTCAGTACGACTCGTTTCATTTTACAACGGCTATTTTTGATGAAATTGGTGAAATTAAGACACGGCAGAAGATTTCTAAAATTGTGTCAGGCCAAGTTAAGGTGCGCAATAAGCAATTTATTCAAATTTCAACGGCTTATCCCGATCCAACCGTACCATTCCATGATGATGAGCGTATGATTCAGCAAGCCATGGAACAGGATTATTTGCGTGATGCTGATACATATTTGGGACTTATTTGGTCGCAGGATGATTTGAATGAAACTTACAAGCCCGATACGTGGGTTAAAAGTAATCCCTTACTAGATTTACCAAGTCAACGAGAAGTTTTGCTAAACGGCTTGACGGATAAGCGTGATTCTGACGCTTTGTCTGGCACACTCAACGACTTTCAAAACAAAAACCTTAACTTGTGGCTAGAACAATCAACTGACAGCTTCTTGAAACTGCCTGACGTTGAAAAAGCCATTGTGCAATCGTTTAGTTTTGATGATCGGCAAGTCTATATTGGCTTTGACTACTCGATGTTTAGTGATAACACGGCGTTAGCGTTTGTATTCCCTTATCGTGATAATAATGGTAAACCACGATGGTTTATTTATCAGCATAGTTTTATCCCATGGCAGAAAGCCGGTTCGATTGAAGCTAAAGAAAAGCAAGACGGTATTAATTATCGGGACTTAGCTAAAAAAGGATTTTGCACAATTAGTAGCCACCCACAAGGACTAATCAATGATGAGCAGGTTTATCAGTGGTTGCTTAAATTTGTTGAGCAACATCGACTGGAAGTTGTTTTCTTTGGTTATGACGCTTGGGGACTAACGCCTACAATTAAACAATTAGATTTAAATTCAGGATGGCCGTTGCAAGCCATTCGGCAGCGAACTAGTGAATTGAAAGATCCAACTAAGTTTTTGCAGACAATGTTTGTTGAAGGCTCAGTCGACCGCTTGGATGATCGAATTATGGAAAAGGCGTTACTAAATGCTGAAATTTATGAAGATAAAATTGGTATTCAAGTCGATAAAGCTAAGGCCACATTGAAGATTGATGTAGTTGATGCGTTAATTGACGCCTTATTCCAAGCCATGTATCACTTTGAAGACTTTGCAGATGTGAACAATCCTGATAAACAGGTCGAACGTATGAACGAAAAACAAGTTCTTGAATGGTTTAATAACCCGGAATCGGGATTGCTAGGAGATGATATGAATGATTTTTAAACAATTTTTTGCAACTATCTGGCGTTACTTTGATGTGTTGTGCTTTATTCTAGGTATGATTGCTGGAGTATATGCAGCCTTTTTATTTGGTCAAGCACAAGGTGTTCTAGCAATTGCTGTAGCTTTGTTTTTAGTTGGTTGGCTTTCAGAAGTCGTAACCGCTGGCCAAAAAGGAGGTGATTAATAATGCCTTTTTTTGAACCACCAACAGCAATCAATAATTCAACTAATATTCAAAGTGTACCGGTTGAAGATGATAACGTTGTTAACTTTTTGTCGCCAACTGGTAGTAATGAATATGTTAGTGCCAAGGATGCTTTGGAAAATTCGGATATCTATTCAGCGGTTAATCAAATATCTGGGGACTTAGCTACGATACAGTTAACGGCCAATATGCCACGAGCACAAGGGATTCTAAACAATCCCAGCACGACAGCTAACGGACATACGTTTTGGCAGTCTATGTATTCCCAATTGTTATTGGGTGGTGAATGTTTTGCATATCGCTGGCGCAATCCTAACGGTTTAGATTTACGCTGGGAATATTTGCGACCTAGCCAAGTGCAAACCTACTTATTAGATGATGGCAGTGGTTTAACCTATACGATTACCTTTGATGAGCCTGATTTGGGTGTTCTTCAATATGTACCGCAGTCTGACATGATTCATATTCGCTGGGCTAGTACCGATGGCGGTATGACAGGTAACAGTCCATTAAAAGCATTATCGAATGAGTTACAAGTCAAGAGTTCATCTAATAGTTTAACGTTAGCTGCATTAGCACGTTCAATTAGTGCTCCTGGTGTGCTATCTATTCAACATGGTGGACTGCTAAGCGAGAAAATGAAGGCTAGCCGTTCACGCAACTTCATGAAACAGGTGAACAATTCAAACGGTGGTCCAGTAGTTATTGATCAACTTGAAGATTACAAGCCACTAGAAATGAAAGCCGATGTTACTAAACTGTTAAGTCAAACAGATTGGACGAGTAAACAAATTGCTAAAGTCTTTGGAATTCCTGATAGCTATTTAAACGGTCAAGGTGACCAGCAAAGTAATATCGATCAAATTAAAGGTATGTACACCAACGCCCTTAATCGCTATTTACAGGCGATTTTAGCTGAGTTGGATAACAAACTTAATGCTAAGATAACGGCCAACATACGAACCGCTGTCGACCCATTGGGAGACTCGTTTGCAGCTACCCTATCAGGGCTAGCTAAAAATGGCACGATTGCTACTAATCAAGCAACTTGGCTACTACAGCAGACTGGTTATTTCCCAGATGAAATGCCTGCTGCTAAATCAGAAAAAGGAGGTGATAATGATGACAAAGAAAGTGATGATTAAAGGTGATATTGTTGATGATCAAACAGCCGGTTTCTATCAATTTTTTGGAATGCCAGCAGTATCGCCTTCGGGTGTTGCTGACATTTTAAATGATGACAGTGGTGATGATGATGACGATGGTGATGACGAAGCACTTGAAGTTGATATTGCTTCCAATGGTGGCGACGTTTTCGCAGCTAGTGAAATCTACACTATGCTAAAGAATTATGCTGGCAATGTAACAGTTAACATTCAAGGCTTAGCAGCTAGTGCGGCAAGTGTGATTGCTATGGCTGGTGATCATATCAACATTTCACCAACTGCTCAAATTATGATCCACAAGGCTTGGTCACAACCAGCTGGTAATGCTGACGATTTGGAACATGAAGCCAGTGTTTTAAATGGCATTGATCAATCAATTGCCAGCGCTTATGAAGCCAAAACTGGCATGGATCAAGCCGACTTACTACAATTAATGGCAAATGAAACATGGTTAACCGCTAGTGATGCCGTCGATAAAGGCTTCGCTGACGAAATTATGTTTGCTAATGACCAACAATTGCAACCGGTGAATGCCATTTCACACATTCCACCTAAATCTGCAGTTAATAAGCTGATGAATTTAATTTACAAGGCGGACAAGGATAAAGCTAAGCCGTCTAAAAAAGAAAATACTACTAATGGTCAATCTGCTGAATTACGAAACAGCAAATTGGCTATTTTATTTGAAAAAAATCAAAAGGAGGCCAACTAATGGCTAATATTAATACAATCAATGACGCTTGGATTGCCCAAGGTCAAAAGGTATCAGACTTAAACGACAAATTAAACGCAGCTGTTCTTGACGATAGCTTTGATCAAGACCAATTTAAAGCAATGAAACAAGACCGTGACAATGCGGTTGCTCGTCGTGACGCTTTACATGAACAATTAGAAGAAGAACGTAAGGCTCAAGAAATTGCCAATATGGAGGATAAGGACAAAACCCCACTTGATGATAAAGAAAAAGACATCAAAGCTGAGTTCATTAAGAACTTCCAAGGCATGATTAAAGGTGACCCTAAAGTTATGAACTTGGTAACTTCATCTACTGACGAAGGTGGCAACGCAATTGGTTTGACTATCCCTCAAGATATTCAAACAGCCATTAATACGCTTGTTCGTCAATATGATTCATTACAACAATATGTCAATCGAGAAGCTGTTACAACACAAACAGGTTCACGAGTTTACGAAAAGTGGACTGACGTTACTCCACTAGCTGACTTAGATGACGAAACAGCTACTATTGGTGACAATGATGATCCTAAGCTATCCATCATCAAATATACGATTCATCGTTATGCTGGTATTACTACTGCCACTAATTCGTTACTCAAAGATACAGTTGACAACATCATGACTTGGTTGTCGCAATGGATTGCTAAGAAAGTTGTTGTTACTCGCAATACTAAAATCATTGGGGCGATGAACGAAGCACCTAAGAAACCAACCTTAGCTAAGTTCGATGACATTATTACCATGATTAATACAGCTGTTGACCCAGCAATTAAGGCAACATCATTCTTAATGACAAATACTTCAGGCTTAAATGTGCTTTCCGAAGTTAAGGATGCTATGGGACGTTACCTATTGCAACCAGACCCAACACAACCAGACCAATATTTAATCCATGGCAAGCGAATTGTAGAAGTAGCTGACAAGTGGTTGCCTACTGCTGGAACTGCAGCAGCCCCAGTTTATCCATTGTATTATGGTGACTTATCACAAGCGGTTACTTTATTTGACCGAGAAAATGCGTCATTGTTAACGACTAATATCGGCGGTGGTGCTTTTGAAAAAGACCAAACCAAGATTCGTGTAATTGATCGTTTTGACGTTGAACCAACTGATAAAGAAGCCTTTGTTGCGGGTTCATTCAGCCAAATTGCTGACCAACCAGCAAACTTTGCAGCAAGTGCTGCTCCAGCAACAGCCAGTAAGTAATTAGTCAATTATGTCGCCAATAAAACACACAGTACAGTGATAAGCTGGGCGGCTAAGTAAGGATGTGATTTAAGTGGCAGCCAATTTAGAAACATTGAAATCATCTTTGCGAATTGATGGGGATGATGACGACGAGCTGTTAAAAGGCTATTTGTCAGCAGCCACTAGCTACATTAAACAGGCCATAGGGGACGAAAATAGTGTTCCGGGTTTCTATGAAACGGAAGGCGTGAGCAATTTGTTTGAAACTGCTGTTTACGCCTTAGCTGGTTCATACTGGTACTACCGGACATCAATCACTTCAAACACTGTTAATCCAGTTGACTTAGTTGTTGATTCAATCATTGGCCAATTGCGAGGCCTGTATAACCAAAAGCAGGATGAGGTGAACGACAATGGCAATTAATAAGTTAACTCCGGTTGACTTTAACCAACGTATACAGATTGGCACTGTTAAAACTGTTCAAAATCCTATTAATGGAACTAGTAAACAGACATTTGTTAGTCAGTTTAGTTTATATTGTGCACCCTATACACGATCAATTGCATCTTCGTATCAACTTACAGCCGAACAATTGGAGCAAGTAGTGGTCATTATTAGGCATAATCCTAAAGTTTGTGAAGGCATTAAATGTCAGTATAAAGGCAAACTTTACGATGTCATTAATGACAGCATTGATGATTCTAGTAATTATCTATCTTGCGATTATTTAACGCTAAAACAGGTTACTAAGGGGGCTTAGCTATGGCAAAAGATAACATAGTCGACCAATTAGAAAACTGGCTTAAAGACGTCCACAAGCTAGTCCCTGACGAAGCTGAACAAGAGAAAATAACCCAAGCAGGCGCTAAAAAGCTAGCTGATAACTTGACGGAAGTTACGCGAAAGAAGCATTACAGCTCACATAAAGACGAGAAGTACGGACATATGGCTGATAATATAAGTTACAACAGCACTGACATAGACGGTGAACATAATGGTAGATCAATTGTCGGGTGGACTAATAAATATCATGATATGAATGCCAGACGTTTAAATGATGGTACTAAACATATTAGAGCTGACCATTTTGTTGATGATAATTTAACTGACTCACAAGATGATGTCTTTAACGCCATGCTAGATGAGTATAAGAAGGGTGGCGATGACTAATGCTATTACCAGTATCACAGGTATCCAGTATAGTTAATGCCCTCAATTTAACGTGGCTTGATAAAGTCTACCTGAACGAAATACCTAACGAAGATTTAGACAACACTGATACTACAGTCATGCTATTACAAGAAACTGATTCAAGTCCAGCCTATCATGCCAATAGCACGTTTAAAGGCTTAGCAATGGGGGTTGAGGTTCAAATCTTTTATAAGGTTGACCTAGAAGACGACTTTAATCCGATTGAAGCTGAAATAGCTTTGCTAAAAGCTCTTAAAGACGCAGGCTGGTTGATTGTAGCTAGTCAGCACCACACAACTGATCCAGATACCAACCAATTGACCAAAACAATTTACTTAACTAAAAATGAAATGATATAAAGGAGAGATTTATAAATGTCAAAACATAATATTGTAAAAGCAACTTTTGCTTTACTAGACGATAACGGAGACTTAATCAAAGACGCTACCAAAGGCCTATCTACTGACGGAATCTATGTTGCCGATCATAATGGCGAAGGTTTCAGTCAAATTAACGTATCCGCCATTGAAGCACCTGGAACTCCTGGATGGGGAAATGGACAAATCAAGCGTACAGCCTATGGTAAATCTATGCCTACACTAGCTTTAACTGCTTTAGATTTAGAATTCAAGATTAATCAAATGCTTAAAGGGTTTACGCAAAGTGCTACTACAGGTGCATGGGTACGTCAACTGCCTAAGCCACACGTTGCGATGATTGCTGAATCACAATCACTAGATGGTGACATTTCAATTTATGAATGCTTCAATAACATTGAATTCGTTGAAGAAGCATCTAATAACTCAACTGATACTAACAGTGAAGCAGCTTACTCAACAACTTTGAACGGTACTGTATTAACACCATTGAAACCTAACATTTTCTTAGCTGCTAATGGCGTACAGCAACCTTATATGATTGCCAAGTCAAATGACGCTAACTTCAGCCTAGATAAACTTATGGCTGAAACATTTGGTGGCTATACTAAATCAACAAGTGCAACAACCGTTGTAACACCTGGTAAATAATTATCTAAAGGCTTCCCTCAAATGGGTGGCCTTTTTAATACATACAAATTAAAACAAAGGGGTACAAATTACTATGAAAATTAATGCTAAAAACTATTTCAAAATCAACAAGACGGCCAATGTAACACCAACTAATAATATCATTCGATTAGCTACTAAGGTTCAAATTGGTATGTTGGAATCACAAGATACTGAAAAAGAAATCACTGAACTAGATGCCATGAAAAATGGCTTAGAATTGCAGGATGATATGGCCGATTTTGTGCAACGTGTAATGGGCTACACTGATCAACAAATGGAAACGATTAACAACACGATCTCAGTTGAACGTTTTGGTGAAGGTGTTGGCTACCTAATTATGCGCTTAAATGGTATTTCAGACGCTGATATTAAGTTGTCTGAACAGAAACAACGCAAAGCCATTGAAGACGCTAAGTCGTCAAAATAAGCCGGCACAAGCGTAATGGTGAGCTTAAAAAGGAAATCCTTAAGTTGAAAAATCAACAGGAAGATTTCAACCTACTAGCTCAACAGTTATTATCTGAGGGACTATCACCGAAAGACTTTGATGATAGTTCATTTTTTAATACGATGGCAACTTTGAACGCTCGTAAAAAAGAAGATCGTGCTGAACTAGTTGACCCACTGGAGGCCATTAATCAAACATATGGCTTATAAACGCTTGTGCCAAAAAGGAGGTTAAAACATAATGGCAAAAAAAGTAGTTGGCCGTGAGATGACCAGTAGGGTTGGCCTAGATTCAGCAGAAGCTGTTAAATCACTCAAGCAGTTAACCGCTGAGGTTAGAGCTAACACTAGTGGATGGAAAGCCCAAGAGACGGCATTAAAGTCAGCGGGTGAGTATCAAAAGGCCGCAGCAGCTAGGGTAGATGGCTTAGCTAAGTCAATGGAAGCTCAAAAGGCTAAAATTGATGAGTTAAAGTCCCGTCAAGCAGGCCTTAACAGAGATACTAAAAACGGTGAAGAACAATATTTAAAGCTAGCTGACCAGATTAACAAGGCTAGTCGTTCATATGACAGTATGGGTGGTCAATTAGATCGGGCTAAGTCTAAATTGCAGTATTACAATTCAGGTTTAGCCGACCTACAAAAGGGATATAAACAAACAACGGCTTTAAGTGAATCATATGTGAAGCGCCTAGAAGCCGAGGGTAAGTCAGCTGAAGCTAACAAAGCTCGTTTAGGTGGTTTAAAACAGGCCTATTCTAACATGGAAGCCCAGTACAAGGCACAAACTAGTGAACTGGAACGGATAAAGAATGCTAGTGGCGCTACTAGTGACGCTTATAAACGTCAGCAAGTACGAGTTAATGAAACTGCCACAAGTATGGCTAAGCTCAAAAGTGAGACTAATGAGTTAGATTCCGCCATGAAGAAGTCTAATGCTAGTGTTTTCACTAGAATGTTAGATTCCGCTAAGTCTAAGCTAGGATTAGTTCGAGATGAAGAAAAGAAAACTAAGGACGAAACCAAACACTTTGCTATTGGGGCTGCGATTGGTAACACAATTAGTAACGCTGCATCTAGTGCAATTGGTTACATGAAAGGAGTTACCCAAGAAGGTTATAAACTAGCTGAAGCTGGGGGTACGATTAAGAAGCAATGGACAAACTTAGGTTTATCCGATGCTGCTGCAACTAAAATGACGGCTCAAATTGGCGATATTCGTTCTAAGGCTAATATGTCCGGTGGAGCTATTGATCAGATGCAGAAGAAATTCTATGCTATGACCAACAGTGCCACTAAAGCTCGTGCCATGACTGAAGTATTGGCTAGCTATGGATCAGCAGCTGGTAAATCAGGCGACCAGATAGCCCAGTTGAGTCAAGGGGTAGCCAAGTTAAGTGGAAGTTCTAAAGTAACCGCCAGCCTATTTAAGCGCACCTTTGGTCAAGTACCCGAGCTTCAAAAAGCTATTGTTAAAGCCAGTGGCATGTCGACCGATGCCTTTAACAAGCAACTGGCAGCTGGAAAGATTACCGGTTCACAATTGCAAGGCTATATGGTCAAGGCTGCTAAAACAAGTGGTAAAGCATGGTCAGAGTTTGGTGATACAACTAAGGGTAAGATGGCCGCTATTCAAGGTACTTACACCAACTTGAAAGTAGCGTTTGCCAAACCCTTAGTTGCCGGCGTTGAAAAGGCTATTGATGGAATTTCTGAGAAAAAAGGTGCTTTAGATAATGTTAAGAAGTCTTTAACCGGTCTAGTTGGAACGCTTGGTAAGAAAACAGGACAGTATGTCGGTGATGTTATCAAATTCTTAGCAAAAAATGAAAAACCAATCGAGAAAATGGGTGGTGCATTCGCTAGTATTGTTGGTAGTTTAGCTAAGGGTGCATGGTCAGCGGTAGCCGGTTCTTTAAAGCTGATTGGAGGGCATTCTAAGGACGCTTCTAAAGGTATGAGTGGAGTGGCTGACGCTACTGCTGCCATAGCTAAACACAAAACTGCCATTGAAAATGTTGGAAAAGCTATCATGGTTTATTTAGCGGTATCTAAACTAAAGACTATTGGTAGCACTCTTTATGGTGTTGCTGGAGCAGCTAGTAAAGTTGGTGGTGCTTTAAGCCGAATTGTATTTAAACCTAAGGTTGAAGGTGAAACTGGTAAACGTGAACTAACCCTATTCAGTAAAGCCGTTAAAGGCACTGCTAAAGGAATTGGCAAAGGCCTAAAATGGACGGCTAGGGTTAGTAAAAAAGCTGCAACTAAAACTATTTCGGTACTTTCAAAGACTGCTAAAGCAACAGGAAAAGGCATTGTAAAGGCACTCAAGTTTACAGCTAAGGTTAGTTCTAAAGTTGCAACGACTGCTTTGAATGGATTGAGAAAAGCGGCAAGTTTGACTGGTAAAGCGTTCGTATCAATGGGCAAGTTTATGCTGGCTAATCCATTTGTAGCAATTGCCACCGCTGTAATTGCCATAAGTGCTGCCTTGTATGAATTATACAAGCATAACAAGAAGTTTAGGAAGTTTGTTAATGGTATTGCAAAAGCCGTATCCAACTTCACTAAAAACGCTCTTAAGGGAATTAAGAAGTTCTTTAGCAATATAGGAAAAAGTTTTTCATCATTTGGAAAGTCTTTCAAAAAGTCTTGGAATAAAACGTGGAACTCGGTTAAGAAATTCTTTTCCAATATTTTTAATGGCATTCATAAATTGTTCACATCTTGGGGTAAAACAATCTCAAAATATTGGAATTCATTTAGTAAGGCTTTTAAAAAAGCTTGGAATTCATACTGGAAATTTGTTCATGATTTTTATGCTGGTATTTTCAAAAAGATTGCTAAAGTTTTCAAGTCTTGGACTAGTGCGATATCGAAAACATGGAATGGTTTCAAAAACTGGTTCGGTAAAAAGTGGAACAGCATGTGGAATGGTGTTCATAACTTTTTCTACGGAATAACTAAAAAATTAAGCAAGACTTTCAGTGACTGGACTTCTGGAGCTATGAACACTCTAGGAAGTTTTGGCAATAAGTTCAAATCTGGTTGGAATGGACTTGTTAAAGGCGTTAAGGACATTTTTGGTGGCCTGTGGAAAGACCTTAAAGGCTTTGCTAGAGATGGTATGAACGATGTCATTGATATTATCAATAAAGGAATTGATGGCGTTGACTGGGTAATCAATAAGTTTGGTGGTAAGAAAAAGACTATTGATGATTTAAGCCACGTTCATTTTGCAACTGGTACTGGTTCTCTTGGGAGTTCTAACTTTAGGCGCGCAATTAATTCAATTACACCCGCAATCGTAAATGATGAAGCTGGGGCAAGTAATCCAGAGCTTATCTTTAGAAAAGCAACGGGAACTGTTGAGTATTCTAAGCAAAAGAACGCTGAAACTATGCTGTTCCCAGGCGATGAAGTAGCTAATGCCACAGATTCAGCTAGACTAGCTCCGATGTTAGGAATTACACACTTTGCTGGTGGTGGAATTGGAAATTTCTTTGGAGGAATTATTAACGGAGCTAAGAGCATCTTTGGTAAGGTTGCCAGTGGCTTAAAAGGACTATTTGATATAGGAACTAAGATTCTATCTGATCCAGCTAAAGCATTGGAAAGTTTAATGCCGTTTTCTAACGGTGGTGCTAAAGGATTCTTCCCAACCATGGTTAAAGGCGGCTTCGATTTTGTTAAGAAGCAAGCTGGAAAATGGTGGTCTGCATTATGGAGCATGGTTAGCTTAAGTGGAGATGGTAGTGGTTCATACGGTGGTGGCTGGCAATCACCCGGTAGTGGCTGGACACACACCGATGGATTTGGTTCACCACGTGGTGGTGGTGTTCATGATGGTAACGACTTCTCTGCAAGTGTAGGAACTGCATTCCATGCTATGCACGGTGGTACAGTTATCCGTGTTGGTGGCGCGCCTTCCGGCTGGGGCCCTGTTGGATATAACATCGTTACTCGTGACTCAACTGGTAAGGAAATCATTTACCAAGAGTTCGGAAATGCCAAAGACGTTAGAGTTCACCAAGGAGAGCATGTTAAGACTGGCGATACACTTGGTGTTCTAGGTCGTTCAGGATTAGGAACTGGACCTCATTTGCACGTTGGTTTAACAAACGGTGGTTCAGTTTGGAGTAGAAATGGTATGAGTACTTCCGGCTGGTTAGATATCACTAAACAGCATGGTAAAGATAAAGGATCTGATGCTGACAGTGATTCCAGTTCAAGTGGTGATAGTTCACTCCAAAAGATGATTAAAAAGCAAGTTGGTGGTGGATTCTGGAAGACCATTAGTAAGCTTGCCAGCTTGTTTGGTGATGATGGTGGAAGTGGTGATCCGGGTGGTTCAGGTGTACAGCGTTGGAAATCTGACGTTAAAAGTGCCTTGAGTAAACTTGGACTTTCAACTAGTGAAAGTATGGTTAACCGAGTGCTACGGCAGATTAATACTGAATCTGGTGGTAACCCTAAAGCTATGGGTGGTACTGACGGTCTAGCTGACGGACATGCAGAAGGATTGATGCAAGTTAAACCGGGGACATTTAGTGCTTATCATTTAAGCGGTCATAACAATATCTGGAATGGATATGACAACATGTTAGCTGGTTTAAACTACGCAAAACATCGTTATGGCAGCGGATTGAGTTTTCTTGGTAACGGACATGGCTACGAAAATGGTGGCATTATCGGTCGCCACGGATTATACGAAATTGCAGAGCATAACAAGCCTGAAATGGTGCTGCCATTGACCAATAAGAGTCGGGCTAACCAGTTAATTGCACAGGCTAGTCAGGTTGTAAATGGCAACAATGATAGCCAAGTTGTATCTACTAATAGTGAAAGTAATAAGAAGCTTGATAAAGTCATTGCATTATTAGCGGCTTTAGTATCAGGCCAAGGTAATGTACAAGCAGTCATTGCTAAATCTGACGTGGTTAATGCCGTCAAATCTGACAATAAGACAGCTTCACAATACTCACAAATGATGGGGTACTAATATCATAATCAACCAAAGGGTCGTCCTTAATTGGACGCCCTTTTTTACATAGTTAAATTTAAAAAGGAGGTTAAATCGTGACCTTACAACGAGATGATTTTGAATATGCTGGATTAAATAGCCGGGACGATTTACAGGTTGAGATGGGTAACGTGGTATTGCCTAGTGCACCTGCCATGGCTGAACAGGTGACTGACATACCGGCCATGTATGGTAACCAGTTTAATGGCACGGACTTTACTAGTCGGACGATTAATATTCCGGTATCAATCTACTGTGCTGATAATCAAGACAGGTTTAATCAGGTGATGCACAATTTAAGCGGTTTATTACTAAGTGATGACCCTAGTGATAATGGTAAAGAATATCCACTAGTATTTGGCTTTGAACCTAAGGTGACGTATTGGGGACATATTACCGCAATTAGTGATCCAGCCCCAATTAATCCGGGTATGTATGACATGACGCTTACGATTACCTTTGTGCAGTCTGATCCCCGAGCAACCCTGCCACAAGTTGAGAAGCCTTTAAACAATGGCTTAAACACGATTACTGTTGACGGTACTGCACGAACAGCTCCAGTTGTCCAAGTTGTGCCTAAACGACCATTAAAATACATTGGTTTTAATCTTAATGGCGGTCAGTTTGGCTTAGGGCCGGAAACCCCTGACGACCAAGCTAATGCTATTCAACCCGATACTGATGTGCTCAATGATCCCATTGCTAGTATGGCGATGTGGACTAATGATGCCAATGCCATTAGTGGCATTAGAACCGATGGTAATTATAAATATCAAGGTAGCGCTCAGATTGATGAAAATAGCACATCCATGCGATTGGCCTTTGCGAATGGTTCAAAAGACTTTGGGCCGATATCAGATAATCCACCTGATGCTTGGCTAGGCCCAACTTATCGGTATACTGGGATGACTCAGTCTTTAACCAACTATCGTGTTCGTACTGGATTGCATCACATACGACACCAAGGTACTCATAATGGTCGGGCAATGGGAAAAGTACAATTTTCATTACTCGATGCCAGTGGTAATACAATTGGCCGGTTTGTCATTGGTGACCACATGGAAGGTGGTAAGACCTATGCGACACTGCAGCTATGCAAGCCGGGAAGTAATTTTAAAGATGGCAACTACAAAACACTTTACTGGGGATATGGCCCTAGCGGTGCATTTTACAATAAAAGAGACCAAAAAGTTAATATTAAAACTGGAACAACCACTAAAACAGTGACTAAAACCAGCAGGTCTAAGCGTGGCAAGGTGACGAAGAAAACAATCAAAGAAACCGTAAATAAGTATGCTACAGTCGTTAACAAACATGAAGGCAACGCCTTAACCAATGCTTGGGTATTTATGGACATGACGAAAGCCGGCAATGTTTATACGTGGGAATTACATCAATACAGTCCCTATACTGGCCAGCCTTATCATGATAGAAACCAGCGTTTAATTGTGAGCGGTCGCTGGGTAGATACTAACCATGAATTCGATTCAGCCTTAGGTGGATTTGGTCAAACATTCCTCAAACACCCAATCACGGAAGACAAGGAAAAAGTACCATACGTAGTTCCTTATATGGCTCTCACCGATATACAAGTCTGGCAACACAACCAGCCACAACCGAATGAACCTACTTATATTGCTAATGCAGGGGAAGAAATTGTCATGGATTGTGAGGCTGATACCGTAACCGTCAATGGACGATTGGTATCGCCAGTATGGTCAACCGATTATCCGCAATTAAAGCCGGGTGTTAATGGGCTAACTATGGTTGGCGACTTAGATGACGCTCAAATGACGCTTAAATACCTGCCAAAACTATTATAGCAACATAAGGAGGTTAACCGATGGCTTTAGCCAATCAATATTTAATTCTAAATCCAAGTTTGAAACGGATTGGCACCCTTACTATTGATGGTGCCACTAAATTTTCAAACGACAGTATCAAAGTTCAACTTGCCGATTCAGATACAACTAGTACATCCTACGATGATGACGTCAGTGTAGGAACTAAGGATAACTATAACGGCACGATTAATTTAAATGCTCAGTCTAAAAAGTTCGACCACCAAGGATCATTAGACGTGCTTCAAGGTCAGCCTGATTCGGACAAAGTAGTTGCTGGCAATAATCTTGCTTATTATGATTCCTTGTCGGGTCACTGGTATGTGATGCACATTTATAGTGTTGAGGAGAATAATACATCCGCCACTAAGCATGTCACAACCGCTAACTTTACTAATTTGTGTCTATTCACGTTGGCTCATCATTATCCAGTTGCGAAGGCCGATTCAGATACAGCTATCAAGCCTGCTTTTACAAGCGTGTTTAGTGATACTGGCTGGACGCTCAAATTTAACACAACCAATGCAATGGTTCCGTATATCTCAGTTGATGGCAAAACTAAAGCATCAACGCTATTACAATCGTTATTGCAAGCCTATAACGTAGAAATTGATTGCTACGTTGAAATTGACTCACAAGGTAATGTTCAATCGAAGACTTGTGAAATTGTCGATCAGCTGAATGCCGATAAGGTTTATAACGAAGCAATCTTCGGTAAAAATATTACTAGTATTAAACGCACAACCGTCTCAACACCAATTACCAAGCTGATTGCTTATGGGGCTAACGGTAATACCATAGCTGCTGCCAATGATGGAAAAGCTTATATCGTTGATGATGAAGCTAATCAGAAATATAACCCTGATTGGCAAAGTGGATTGTATTACGAGGGTGTTATCACTGCTAATCTAATTGAACATGCGGCCGGTTTAAAGGCGTGGGCTGAACAAATGTTACAACTATTCAATCATCCTAGGACATATTATGAGGTTAATGTAGCGCCAACTTTTAACCCACCATTAGGTGCCACCATTCGCTTTAAGGACGACCAAATCACACCAGCCCTAGATGCCAGTGGTCGGGTAATTCAAAGAACGATATCTTTTGCCAATCCATATGGTAATACCGTTGGCTTTGGTGAATATGTCACGGTACCAGTTGCCACTCCAGCGTGGCTAGCGGGTTATCAGAGCGCCATTAGTAGTGCCATTGAGAAGGCTAGAGCTGATGCCAGTTCTGTTAAGCCAGTCGCATTAACCCCTGATGGTGATAATTTCACGGATTCCAGTCAAACTAAGCGCTTAATCTTACAGGCTTGGGAAGGCAGCACTAATATATCAGCCTATATTGATAGCAAGGGATTTATCTGGCGCCGATATAACCAAAATGGTACTGTTGATACCAGCTATGAAAATACGGGGTATTTAGTACAGGCACCCTATAGTGCCATTGGTACTTTGCATGGCACGATTGAAACAGGCTATATTCAATCAGACCCTGAGGTGACACTAGATACCACTAGTATTAAACATTGGGGCGACTTTCAACGATCAGATGATGTAGTAGGGTCATACAGCGCCGTTCAGTATATGTGTCCACTAAGTAACGGTCAATATTTAACTAGTCGTTCGATTAATTCTGATTCAACCAAGGACACGATGTATGTTTTACATGACAGCAACTTTAAGCCAATTAGTAAGATGATTATGCAATATGGTGGGCACGGAGCTAGCTTTGATGTTGAGGAAGTTGATGGAACGCCTTATATTTGGGCAGCAACTTACACTGACAATACACACAGTGTATCGGCCGTCTCACGTTTTCCCTATGTCGCTGGAATAACTATGCAAGCTAATGATAGTCGAATTGAACGATATTATTCCATGAACAGATATATGCGTTTAAGCATGGATTTTAAACATGGTTATGTGCTGGTTGGTAACAATAGCGGTGCTATGTATATCATGACGCTAGATGATTTAAAGAATGGCAATTATAACATTAAATACGCCTTTAACATCTTCAATTATGGTTATGAGACTAATCAAACGTACCAATCACAAACGCTTGATTTTCCATATGTTTACTGGGATTCCGGCAACGTTGACTTACATGATAATCGCATGTTGTATGGCGTTAACGTTGTGCATGGAGGTCAAGAGTTTGCACTAAACTTAATGCTTGATATGGACTTTAAAACTGCAGATGACGTGATGGAACCTGAAACGGTCAAGGCAATCTATGATTCAACAGGCAACTCAGCTTTGCTGTTAACGTTCAACTGTTGGGTTAATGATAATCCAATCGAACGAGTCTATTCGATACCAATAAAAACTAGGCCAGCTGCTAACACCCTAAATACAAGTACAACTGATGATAATACGGCCGATTAGAAAGAAGGCGAATTAAATGGCAGAATCTAACGCAACACAGGTTATTCTAACAGATGATGGCCTCAAAATTATTAAGGCTCAAAACACGGCTGATGAAGTGGCTGGTAATATTAACGATATTAACAGTGATAACAAGCTTACCCCTAGCGAAAAATTAAAATTAAAACAAGAATATGATAAAAATGTTGAGCTATATAACATTGATATTGAACAACTAAAATCCGTTGATCTACCTACAGCAGAATTAGAAACCGCTATGAGTAATTTGACGAATTTTGTAACTCCATTGTTCAAAGAAATGAATATAACTTCAACTATAAACAGAGACACTTTGAATAGTGTATTTACAGCTTTTGCTACGGCAGATAAGAATGCCTCTCAAACCTTTGTTAATATGGTTCAACAAGTAGCAGATGATGCTAAAAAAGCTGGAGATGACGCAAAGGAAGCCGGTGAGAAAGCACAAGAAGCTGGAGAAAATGCTAAAACAGCAGCTAACCAAGCCCAAACAGATGCCACTCAAGCAAAAGCAGACGCAGCTACTGCTCAACAAAAGGCTCAGTCTAGTATTGACCAATTAAATGAAGCCACCTCAAAACTTGATGGTGAGATCACGGTAGTTGATTCTAAGGTTACTAAATTATCAACTTCAACTACAGCTCAATTCAATACTTTGAATAATGGTTACCAAGAAGTGATTAGCACAGTCAACAATATGGATATTGGTGGTCGAAATATTGTTCTTGATAGTAGTAACATGGAGAGTTTTAGAATCTGGCAAGCAGATGGTAATTCTAAACTTTCAGACGATAAAAAAGAGATAACTGTAACCACTTCACACGGTGGAATCAATATTGAAAATAAAAATCTATCGGAATATCTTCCTAATAATGGAGATACCATTGTAATTTCAGCTGATGTTAAAGGTAATTCACATCTTCAATTTAACTATAATGATGGAAATAGTTTTGTTGGATCTGGTACTAGTATTGCTGTTACGACAGAGTACAAAAGATATTTCACAACATTTGAATGGAACCCCGAAAATTTGGATAAAGTAGAGCTTGTTGTTTATGCAGCAGGTACGGCAGAACAATATTTGACAATTAAAAATGTGAAGGTAGAAATAGGTAATAAAGCAACCGATTGGTCGCCAGCTCCAGAGGATTTCGCAACTAGTACCGAAATCGATCAGATTAATAACGCAATTAGATTAAAAGCAGACTCTAGTGATGTTACCTCACAGATTAATGTAGCCGTTAAAGGTGTGCAGACTGACGTAACAAATAAAGTTACTGATTTAACTACAAAAGTTTCTCAAACTGATTCAGCTTGGAGAGCGAGTGTAAGTACTCTTGGAACTACTAACATGGTTTATAACGGTGGATTTGCACATGGTATAGATGGATGGGATACCAGCAATGATAAATGGATATGGTCTAACCAAGCACAAGACCAAGTACAAGGAAATAACGCAATCCAAGCAAGATTTACAGGTTTAACTACTGACACATGGAATGATGCAGGGTCAAGGCCTTTTCTAGTACATCCAGGGCAAAAAATGTCGATAGGTGCAATTGTAACACCGTGGGTCTTAGATTCAGACCCTAAAAAAGGATTTGGATTGGAACTTGATTTTTTTGCTTCTAAAGACGGAACAGGCACAAGAAATAATTATCATCCAGCGCAATGGGTATATACAACTGGTAGACAACAACTCAAGGTTGAGAATATAACAGTGCCAGATGGTGTTAATTCAGCAGTTGTAAAATTATATATCCAACGTAATGGTGGGGCTAGTTTCACTTGTGTTCAGGCCAATATGACACCAACCTTACCTCAGTTTATTGACGGGTTTGCAACAGCAACAGATATTACAGCGTCAATTAACGATATTAATTTAAAGGTTTCAAACTCAGATGGTTCTTCATCACAAGTAAATATGAACAGCAATACGATTTTATTAGATGCTAACAAAATTATCTTTAATGGTAACACAAGCATTCAGAATGGAACAATTGGTACAGCTAAGATTGCTAACGCAGCTATCAATACGGCACAAATTGCCGATGCTGCGATTAATAATGCTAAGATTGCCAACGCAGCTATTGATGATGCCAAGATATCGAATCTCAATGGTAATAAGATTATTGCCGGTAGTATTACCTCTAACAAGATTAATGTTGACGACTTAATTGCTAACGGTATTAATACCAAAACGTTAACGTCGGTTAACTTGAACACTAGTACGTTGACAACTCCTCAACTTAATTTAGGTATGAATGGAACGTTTACCGAAGATTTTGATTACACGCAACCAACTTCTATGTTCTTACCAAAGAAGAATAAAGGGACGCTAACCTTTAATCATGGTGTTTTGCAATCTAAAGGGGATATGCAAACTTATGTTAACGGTAGTTGGGGCGGTATGAATGATGATTACACCTTCAAAACTGGACTTGATAATTCACAATGGACAGAAGTTGCCCCTGGGTATATCAAACTAGATTTATTTAAACAAAATGACACTGACGTTGGACAGCGTACCTATATAGATCCAACGGGTTATTACTACACATCAAGAAATGGTATTGCTAGTTATTTAGGTAATGTTCTTCAAGTTCCTCAAGTTCAAACTTCTAGTGTGCTTGCTAAATATATTGGTACAAGCGATGGAAACTCGCTTCTACAGATTGGTAGTAACGGTGACCACTACGGTTTACAAGTTGGGCCTTATGCTGGAAATGAAGCCGTCTTAAGTGACTTCATATACGATTCTACAACGAGTGGCGCACCAAATGTCAACATCACTGCAAATGGTCATCTAGTTCGATCAACTTCCGCTTCAAAGTATAAGTACAACATTAAAAATCCAGATATTGAAACAACTCTGGGTGACAGATTGCTAAATGTACACTTGGCAACATGGAATGATAAGCGTGCTGTAGATATGTACGCAGAGCAACTAAGCACAGGAGAAGAAAGAGAAAAATCTTCAATTGATAAATATTATGGTCTCATTGCTGAACAATTAAGAGACGCTGGTTTGGATATGTTTATCAATTATGGTAAAAGCCATGAAATAGAGGGTATTCAATATGATCGAGCGTGGGTTCCACTTTTATCTGTCATTAGAAGACTAAACGACAAAGTAAATGAATACGAATTGAGATTAAGCAAATTGGAGGGAAAGATTAATGAATGATTTTCAAATAACAAACATTACAATTGCCAATAGTGATGATTTAGGAAAAGGAACGAATATGCGTAAGATAGGCTATTCTGGAACATTTTCGGATAGCTCACACGTAGAAGGATTTGTCATGATGAGTGAAGACAAATTTATGACAACCAATTATGTAGATTTAAAAAACATTGTAGCAACTCAAATTATTAAAAATTTAGGAGGAAACAAAAATGAGTAAGAAAGTTAAGGAAGTAATTGAAGAAACGAAACCAGCTAACAATTCTAGTGAAGAAAAGATTTCCGAGTTAAATAATAAGATTGCGCAACTGGAAAGAACTAACCAAGTTTTATCTCAATTAAGTAATGATCGAAATGAGAGAATCAGTCAATTAGAAATTGAAGTAGCAACTTATAAAACTATCAACAAAAATTAGGAGGAATTAACGATGGCATTATCAACAACACAAAGTATCTCATTAAATGGTGTATCAACGATTGATGGTCTACAGGTGGCAACATTCTCAACTGTAGTATCCAAAGGACTATCATACACATCGGTATCAACACAAATTGCCGACCAAGATTTATATGAAAAGAATAAGGCTGAGGTGCGCAAAGATCGGAACGATTTTCAAACGGTAGCCGATAACTTATCTGATAGCCTAGAATCGGGTTCTGTTACAAGCACTGAATAAATAATCTAACAATTTAAAAGGAGGCACCTAAAGATGGCGAAAACGCTTAGTTTTACCGATACTTCACCACAAATGGTTAAAATTGGTGATACTACCACTAGCTTTACGTTAATTTGTGGTAATGATAATGTGGCAACGGACTTAACTAATGTTACTTCAATTACCGCTAAATTGGGCAATGCTAGTGGCTATCTTAAATCAGCCATCGTTGACCCAGCTAGTTTAACAGATCCAACAACTGGTCAGATTGTACTAGCTTTAACAGCGGATTTAATGACCGGCTTAACAGCAGGAGATTATCAATTAGAAGTCTGGGTGGTTGATAGTACTGGGACGTCAATTTACCCTAGTGAGTCAACGTTACAGTTCCAAATTAATAATAGTCTTGAATAGGAGGTAGACAATTGATTGAACACAAATTAAAGGCACTCATCTTAATGGTGGGTGCTATTTTTATGGCCTTTTTAATGGGCAATACTACCAGTCATGCTGCTCGCATGGATATGGTCGACGTATCGAATAACAACGGATACATGTCAACGGCAGAGTATGTTTCCATGCGTAATGAGTTCGGTGTTAAGGCTGTTACAGTCAAGATAAGTGAAGGCGGTACATACAAGGATCCGTATGCTGCCAGCAACATTGCAAATGTCCAAGCAGCGGGAATGTATATTAATGGTTACCATTTTGCACACTACGCTACTAAGGCACAAGCAATCGCCGAAGCTGATTTTGCTGGGAGAACAGCTAAACTGGCAGGGTTGCCAGTTGGAGCGGTACTAGCGACCGATGTCGAAGCCGAGGAACAAAATTACCAATCCAGAGCAACTAACGACGTTAATAACAAAGCGTTCATGCAAGAGATTCAGAAATTTGGTTATCGGGCCGATATTTATACGTCAGGATCATGGGCTAACAACAAAATGACCATCAAGGGCAAAACTGGCTGGATTGCTGCTTATCCGTATGTGGTTAGCGGTAAGAACTGGTATTCAAATAACCACGCATGGCAGTGGTCATCAACGGCTAGATTCCGCATCAGCTATGGTGGCTTCGATGTTAGCCAATTAAATAGCAACTACTACACTGCTGGTCAAAAATCAACAGTCAAGCCGACTAATAAAGGTGCGGTTAAGGCCAACAACAAAAAAGCCAACAAACACACTTACAAGCAATCTGCGTCATCTAAGTGGATTAAGGAAGCTAAAACTTACACACTCAAGACGGCGGTTAAGCTGCACACAAGCACGTCAACGTCATCAAACACAATCGCTATTTTGCCAGCTGGAACCACGGTAAAGACTGATCAAGCCATTATTAAGGGCGGGTATCGCTGGGTACGTCAGCCTAGATTAAATGGCTATGGCTATCTAGTAACCGGGCCGACAAGCAATACGCTGAAATATGTAAAGAGTGGTGCAGCTCACACGTATTACACAGTTAAGTATGGTGACAGCTGGTGGTCAATCGCACAACGAAACGGACTAAGCATGAATGCATTAGCTAGTCAGAATGGAAAGACGATTCATACCACTATCTATCCTGGACAGCGATTGGTGGTGAGATAATGTCGCAATATGATGATACAACCAAGTTATTAATGGATATTCAAAAGGATGTGACTACCACCAAAACTAAAGTTGAGAACATCGAAGAAAAATTGAATCAAGTTGATGATATTGGCAAAAAAGCAGAAAAGGCACTAGCCAAATCAATTGAGGTCGAACATGAGATAGGACGGATTACTCAGATTCAGAATTGGGTTATCGGTGTCTTGATTAGTGGCGTGCTCGTCACGTTAGTTATTTATATCGCAGAGAAATTTTTATAGGAGGATATTATGAAAAAAATTAGTTTTAAGAATGCTGATGGAAGCTTGAATGGTAAATTGATTGCTGGAATTATTTCATTATTGATTGTGCTAGTTCAGCAAGTGTTAGTTATATTTGGTATTAAGTTTACTGGTGACTGGTCAGCCATTGTTGGCGTTATTAACACCGTATTAACCATCCTTGGTATGCTGGGAGTTGTTACTGACGTTCAAACAGTAACAGCACCAATGATTAACAGTGACGAGGAAAGCCAAGTTGAAGCGACTGCTAATAAGGTTGCTGACGAAATGCAAACACCAACATCCGTAGCTGCTACAGTGAATAGTTCTGCAGCTTCTGAAACTGAAACAACGTCAGAATCCGATTCACAAACAAGCAAAAAATAGTATAATCAATCCCCTGCGCTTCGGCGTGGGGGATTTTTTGTATTTAACTATTGACAGGTGTCATATATAACATTACATTATGGTAACGAGTCTGATAAAGAAAAGAGATAATGTTAAATGTTTGGAAATTTATTAAAGTTACTAGGTTTAAGTCGTTGGTATCACCATGAGCAACATGCGGATAAATCAAACGCCCGTAAAGCTAGTGGCCAATCAGCCTTTTCGTATGATGATCTCAAAGGATTACGCAAGTTGGCATTCTGGTTATTTGTGTTCAGCATAGTTTTTAATTGGGGCTTTGTTGGTGCAGTTAGTTTGATTGCATGGTTAGCCATGTGGGTTATTAGCCTGCTATTTTAA